CCCAACTCTCTCTCTCCCAACGCCAGGAAGGCCGTAGGTGTCGTCACAACGCCAGTCCGACCCGCGACTACCGGGTACCAGGAAACGGCGCCCACAAGGTACCGTCGAACGGTACGCCGCGACCGACATCCGAACCCTCTCGCAGATGGGCGCGTTACCGCCCGGCGCCGACGCGCTCCGCTCCGCCTACCGCCTCATGGCCCGCCAGTTCGACCTGGCCGTGACGTCAGAGAAGACATGGGACATCGTGAACGCATCGAAGGAACTGCGCTCGATTCGTGCGCAACTACTGGTCGAAGGTGGAGGATTCGTAGCCAATGACGAGCTCGAACGGTTCCTTGCTGCTCTGCCCACCACCCCGCGCGGGTACAGCACCGAACCCTGACGCCGTCACGTTCGGCGACGACGTCGCCCGGTGGCACCTGATCTTGACCGGTGAGTATCTGATGCCGTGGCAACGCTACGTCGGCGATGTCGCCGGCGAGCTCGACGACCAGGGCCGACGCCGTTATCGAACCGTGTTCTTGAAGATGCCCAGACAGCAAGGCAAATCGTGGTTGCTCGAAGCGCAGATGATCGCCGCCACTCAACGGCCCGGCCGGCGCACCGTCGTCTACTGCGCTCAGGATGGCAACTACGCCCGGCGCCGTGTCGTCGACGAGCTCGGCCGCGCGAAGGTCGCACACGTTCCACCGTTGCGCGGTAGGTACCGGTTACTGCGCGGTAACAACGGTGGGCTATTGGAGTTCGACGACATGAGTTCGATTCAGGCGCTCGCCTCGAACGAGAAGGCCGGGCACGGCATGACCGTCGACGACGCCGTCTTAGACGAAGCGTTCCACTTCAAATCGCTCGACATCCTCAACGCTCTACAACCGACGATGCTCACCCGCCCTGATCCGCAAATGTGGGTCGTGTCGACACCCGGCTACGGCGACGACGTACTCATGCTCCACTTCGAAGAGCTCGCCGCGATCGCCGTCACCGACCCTGATTCGCATATGGCCGTGTTCGACTGGTCAGCGCTCGAAGACGACGACCGTACCGACCCGGCCGTGTGGCGCCGTGTCATGCCGGCGCTCGGACTCACGATCACCGAAACCGCCGTCGCCGACGCCCTCCGAGTCACCCCACCGGCCGAGTTCGACCGCGGATATCTGGCACGACGGCCGACCGCCGCCACCGTCGCCGCCCTCGACCTCGCCGGCTGGAACGAATGCGCCAACCGTGGCAAGGCTCTGAACCTGACCGGCGCGGTCACGGTCGCGCTCGAAGTCGACGTCGACCGGACCCGTGGCACGATCGCCGTCGCCGGCGACATCGACGGCCGTGTCGCCGTGATCGTGAACTGTGAACCTGGTACCCGGTGGATGGCACAAGCCGTACGCGCCCAAATCCATGCGCACGGCCGCACCGTTGTCGCCGTGTGGGCCGACCGTCGTAGCGGTCTCGGCGGTGTCATCGACGAGCTCGCACACCTCGGCGTCGACGTGTACGAAGTCTCAGCCGGTGATGTCGCGTCGGCCGCCGGCACCATGTTCGACCTGACATCCGGCGACACCGCCGGCATCGTGCACGACGGCCAGGCCGAACTCGATACCGCCGTGCACGGTTCACGCCGCCGCCCGCTCGGTGACGGCGCATGGACGTACAGCAAACTAGAATCGGTCGGTGATGTTTCGCCGCTCGCCGGTGCAACATTGGCGGTCGCCGCCTACCGGCAACACTTTCCCGCCGGCGCGGTGCTCGCCGGTTTCAGCTAATGCGGTGGTCGTCGCGGTACTGTTCGACTTCGGCCCTGGCGTAGCGGATTGTGCGCCCGTACTTGTGGGCGCCCGGTAGCGGGAATCCTTCAAACCGGTTTCGCCGTAACGTCACCGCCGATAAGCCGACGATCGCGGCGGCCTCGCGTTCAGTGATCATCTGCGCTCGTTTGCTATCGCCCGACATCCCCCTCCATCCTAGTTGAACGGTGTTCGATCGTCGAGATGTTCGGCCGTCGACGTGAACGCCATCTGCGCGCCGACATCTCGCTCGTCGACCAGTGGATCGCCGCCGCGATGTCGGCCCGTGCCGGCACCGGCACACCCGTACCGTATGACCAGCTACCGATCACACAAGGCACCGCGCAACTGATCGCCGACGCGCTCGCCGCTATGCCGATCCGGCCGGTCGACGAATACACCGGCGACCCGATCGACCAGCGGTTCGCCATCCTCGAACGCCCCAACCCTGACGAAGACCGGGCCGACACCGTCCACAAGATCGTCCAGGCGCTCTACTGGACGGGTAACGCCGAAGCGTTGAACGGGCCGATCGGTTCCGACCTCGCCGTCGAATCCATCAACGTGCTGAACCCTGATTCGGTCTCCGAAGATGTCGACCCGTCCGACGAACTCTACGTGCGCGGCTGGTACATCAATGGCACCTGGCATCCGCGTGATGCGCTCACCCACTGGAAACTGAACGACGACCCGCGCCGTGGCCCGATGGGATCGTCGCCGCTACGCCGGTGCTCGACCGCCCTCGACACGTACGGATGGGCCTATCGGTATCTCGGCGATTTCTTTGCGCAGGGCGGTAACCCGTCGCTGATGTTCAAATCCAAACTCGACCTACCGCCGGCGAAAATCACCGAGCTCGCCACCGAATGGGTATCGGCCCGCCGCCAGGCCCGACCGGCGTTCGTGCCGAACTATCTCGACCCGGAAATTCCACCGAACAACGGCGAGCTACGCGACATCATCGAAGTGCTCGGATTCGCCGCCGCCGAAGTCGCCCGCGCCCTCAACATCCCTGTCAGCCTGGTCAACGCACCTACCCAGGGGTACAGCCTGACCTATACGAACACCGGCGAAGAACTTCGCCGGTGGCTCGCCCTGTCACTCGGTACGACATGGATCGCCCGTGTCGAACGTGGTTTCTCGCAACTGCTCCCGCCTGGTGTCGCCGCCCGCATGGAACCCGCCACCCTGTACCGGCCCGAACTGTTCCCTGATTCGACGAGCTCGTCGGCCGTTCAATCTCTGCCAAGGTCAGCGGCCGGCGAGCTCGGCCCGGTGTCGGCATGACCACCTACGTACGCTCTGTCGAGCTCGACGAGGCGCCGCCGGTCGCCGGCACCGACGGCCGCACCGTGTCGGTACGTGTCGTGTCATGGAACACCGACTATCGGGTGTCAGACGACGGCCGACGGTTCTACACCGAACGGTATGTGCCGGGCGGTTTGAACATGCGTTCCGGCACCGAGCTCGTCGCAACCTCCGAACATGATCCGCGCATGTTGCACGCCGACGTCAAACCACGGTCGGCCGGTTTCGACGGCCGCACCGGTGTACCGGTCGGCCGGATCGCACAAACCCACATACGCGCCGACGGGCTGTACGCCGATGTCCGGGTGTTCGATTCGCTCGACGGCGACGGATTCTTACGGTACGTGCGCACCCTCGAACGGTCGGGCCGGTCGCTGTTCGTGTCGGCCGAGTTCGACGACGAACCGCACGCACCGGCCGACGTCGTCGAACGTGTCGACGCAACCTTGATCGGTATCGCGTTCACGCTCACACCGCAGTACAGCGATGCCCGTGTGCTCGCCGTCCGATCCCAACCCAACACAGATGGAGAAGCCATGACCGACGACAACGTCGCCGACGACAACGAAGTCGCCGGTACCGACACCCCAGACCCCGCCCGTGACGACACTACGGGCCAACACAGCACCGAAGACCGTGCGCCCGTGACGGCCGGCGCCCGTTCACAACCGGCACCGGCCCGCACGACGCCGCGACCTGGCACCGGCGGTACCTCGCATTTTCGGTCGTTCGGCCATTACGCGCAAGCGGTCGCGAACGGTTTGCTCGGCGACAAGGATGATCCGCGACGGCAACGGTTCGCCCGTGCGCTCGACGTCGCCGAAACCGGAGACGTCACCGGCCTCGTCGGCGAAGCCTGGCTGCCCGAGGTCATCGACCTCTACAAGACTTTGACGCCGACGATTCAGGCGTTCCGTTCCGGTTCGCTCCCTGATTCCGGTCTGGTCGTCAATGTGCCCGTCGTCGGTGTGCGCCCGACGGTGCTCGCACAAGTCGAAGGCGAAGAGATCGAATCGACGAAGGCGACGATCGTGCCCGCAACATGGAACGTCGGCACCTACGCCGGCGGCCAAGGAACCTCGCTTCAGGCGATCATGCGCACCGACCCGTCGTATCTCGACGCCCTCATGCGGCTCTACGTGCGGGAGCTCGCGATCGCCGTCAACAAGGCATCCGCCCTCGCGCTGCTCGCCGCCGCCGACACGGTCAACACGACCGACATCGAATACACGACACCGGGCGCGTTCGACACCCTGCTGATCGACGCGTCGGCGATCTTCCTGTCGACGATGCACCGCCCGGTCGAAGTCGTCGGATTCTCTATCGACTTGTGGGAGGCGCTCGCGTCGGCGAAGGACACCGCCGGCGACTTCCCCCTGTATCCGTCGATCAATCCGTTCAACCGGCAAGGGTCGATGAACGCGACCGACCCGGAAGGCAACATTGTCGGGATCGACTGGTATGTCGAACCCGCCTTCGGTGCGAGAGGTTCCGGTATCAAGGGTGTCGCCGGTGTTCGTGACGCATGGTTGACGCTCACGTCACCGGTGCACACACTCACCGCCGACAACCCGACGTATCTCACCCGTGATACGGCCGTGTTCCAGTTCGCCGCGTTCGGCGCGACCGACGCGACCGGCCTGATCGAAATCGCGAACGCGACCTGATCATGGCCGCAAAGAAGTCGGCCGCCGGTCGCGCTGCACCGGCGGCCGACACACCCGCAAAGAAGAAGGCCGCGACGAAGCCGGCGAAGTCACGACGTGCCCGTGACGGTTCCGAACCGCACCCGCCCGCCGTGGCGAATCCGACGCGCCGGTCGTCGGCTATCCGGTCGGAGGATTAGGCCCGTGGCGTACACCCGCGATGATGTCGAAACATGGCTCGTCGACGCCGGCAGTGTCGGCGACTTCGACGAGACGGTGTTAGACCGGATCATCGCGGGTGTCGACGCTCACGCCGCCCGGTTCTACGACCTGACCGACGCCGACGACGGCACCGACGACGAACGCGACCAGGCGCTCATCATGGAATGCGCCCGGCTCTACATGCGTAAACATTCGTCGTCGGGCTATGTCGGCACCGACGAGCTCGGCGCGGTACGGGTGACATCGTTCGACCCGGACGTGCGTGCCCTGCTCGCCGGCCGCATGATCACCGCCGGCCTGTTCGGCCCGTCTGCGAACACCGTCGACGAGGCGCCGTGAACTTGAAGACGGCACGCAACGAGCTCGCTACCGGGATCGCTACCGGCGCTCAGGTGACCGGCTACCCGCGCCCGCCCGGCGCGGTCGGCCGGTTCCCTGCCGTCATCGTTCGTGACCCGTCGTCGATCCGCTACCACACGGCCCGAGCGAACCGTGTCGAAGTCGATCTACCGGTGTTCGTGCTCGTCGCCCGCTCGGCCGCACAAGACGGCACCGACGATTTAGACGAGCTCGTCTCAACTCTGCCCGGTGTCATCGACGAGCTGACCGGTTCGTGGTCGTCGATCGTGGCGGCCGAACTCGACGGCGGCTACGTCGATTTCATGCAGGGCGGTCAGCTCGTCGCCGTCGGCGCGGTCATACAAACCCGGCTCGTATTCAAAGACTAGGAAGGAACACCCCACATGATTCAGCTCGAAGGCCCGATCACGATTAACGCGGTCGACTACTCGGATGAAATCGCGCATGCGACGATTCGCCGGCGCCGCAACCTGACGACGAAACGGCCGACGTTCGGTAACGCCCGTTCGGTACAGAAGGCCGGTTCGATCGTCGAAGAGTTCGAAATCGAATGCGAGAACGACGTCGCCGCCGCCAAGCTCTGGCTCGAACTCTACGACGCGATTGACACCGATACCGGCGAGCTCGAAGTCGTCGCCCGGATGAAGGAAGCCGTGGTAGGTACCGATAACCCGTCGTTCACGTTCAACATTGTGGTGACCGGTGTCGAAATCGGTGGCACCCCCGGCGACCAGAACTATCAGCGGCACACGTTCCCGATCACGGAAGACGGCATCACGAAGGCGACCGGCGCCTAACTGTGACTGCGTCGGCCGACATCGACCATGTCGTCGCCGCCCTAGACCGGTTTCCAGATACAGCCGTCAGGCGTGCCGTCGACCAGTTCCGCGACGCCGTACGGCCGCGTTTGAAGCGTGACACCGGCGGCGATTTCCGCCTGTCCGGTATCGGTAACGCCCGACTCAACGTGTCCACGAGGGTGGTCGGCCGTGACCTGGTCGAAGGCAAAGTGACGACCGGCCCGAAGAAACTGATGGGCCCGTGGCGGTGGCTCGACGACGGCACCCGCCCCAGTGTGACTGCTGACGGCCGCCATTACGGCACGACCGCGAAACACACCTGGTCTGATCCGGTCGCGAAAGCTCTGCCCGATGTACAAGCGGGCATCGCCCGTGACTTTGTGGCGGTGGTGCGCTGATGCCCGACAAACGCACCGACCTAGAAGTCAACGTCACCGCCCGCACCGACCAAGCGAAACGCGAACTCGGTGTCGTGTCCGGCGAAGTCAAAGAGCTCGAAGGCGACCATGAGATAGGTGTGTCTGTCGACGACGACGCGACCGACCCGATCGCCGACATCCGCGCCAAGCTTGACCGGCTCACCGACGAAGACAGAGAAATCGCGTTGAAAGGCAACGCGTCACGACTCGAAGCCGAAGTGAGAAAGGCCGAACGGGCGCTTGGAAATCTCGACCGGTACGACAACGAAGAGATAGAAATTCGGCTTGACGTTCGCGACATGGCGTCACGCAAACTGCAAGCGGTCCGCGACGAGCTCGACCAGCTCGACCGGCGTACCGCCGACGTCGACGTCGACGCGACCGGTGGGGTCGGTGCGCCGGGCGGTATCGGCGGTATCGGCGGTGTCGGCCGGATCTTCGCTGGTGGCGCGGTGGCGGCCGGCGCCAAATCGGTGGCGGAGAGTTTCGCCGATTCGGCGATAGACGCACAAACGCTCGCCACCGCGACCGGTTCCACCCTTGACGAAGCGTCACGTCTGCTGTTCGTAGCGCAGTCCGTCGGCCTGGAATACGCCGACGTGTTCGACATTCTGTCGCAAATGAACCAGGTGTTCTCCGACACACCCGAGCTAGCGAAACGCCTGAAGGTCGACCGATCCGAATCCGGCATCGACCAGTTTCTCGACGCCGTCGCCGGCCTACAAACCGAAGTCGACAACGTCGGTGAGCGTGGCGTGCTCGCCGGTCAACTGTTCGGCGAAGAAGGTGTACGCCAGATCGGCCGGCTACAAACCGAAATCGGCGACCTGACCGTCGCCGTCGAGAACGTGCCGACACCGGTGATCATCACCGACGAAGACGTCGAAGACGTACGCAATTTCAAACGCGAATGGCGCGAGCTCGAAGCACAGATATTGAGTACCGGCCGCACCGCGGTACGTGTCGCCGGCAACGTGCTACTACCCGCGTTGACGGCGAAGGCCGGCACCAAACCCGACGGCTCGGGCGGCCTGTCGCTGCTGTCCGGGTGGGCCGACATACCGGGTGGTGCGTGGGATTTACTCAACAATCCGCCTGACTGGTGGCCCGGCAACCAGTGGAAACCGGCCGAAACACTCTCGCGTGATCAGGTGATGGGTTTACAGCCTGGCGGTTTCGCACCGTCGAACATCACCGTGATCAACCCGCCCGGCACACCGGCGATGACCCGCCAACAATATGACCAGTGGATCGCCCGTAACGGCGACCGGAGTTGAACCGTGACGACCCTGGCCGACCTGGTCGACGCTGAACCTGACCCGACGTTCGGTGTGATCACACAGTTACCGGCCGCCTCGGGTGTGTGGCGGTTCGTGGTCGAGCTCGCCGACCCGGCCGCCGGTAGCTCGGTCGAATGGTTCGACATCACATCGCTGTGTCAAGGCTACGAGCTCGTGTACGGCTCAGATGCGTACGCCGGCCGGTACCGGGCGGCCGTCGCCGAGCTCGCCCTGCTCGGCGACGGCGACCAGCTCGCACCATGGAACACCGACACCTCGGCGACGTTCGGTGTACACGTTGCGCTCGGCGCCGGCCTCCTGATCCGGGCCGGCCTGATACGTGTTGTCGCGTCGGCGGTCGCCGAATGGGTACCGCGGTTCACGGTTCGTGTCGAATCATGGCGTGACGCCGGCTACGCCCGCGGACAAATCCGCATCCATCAGGTGACGTGTCGCGACCTGATGACCGGCCTGATCAATGTGCCGACCGGCTCGGATTCGCCGAACAACTGGCTCGACCGAATCGACTACCTGTTGACCGAAGCCGCGTGGCCGTTCGGTTCGACGATCTACGGCGCCGACCAAACAACGGCACCGGCCGACGTCCTCGAACTACCCGCCTCGAACGAATCTGATGATGCTGCCGGGCAGATCGACGCCGCCTGTGATCCGGCCGGCGCAGTCTGGTACACCGACCGGAAAGGCCGCCTGATCGTACGGCCGCAAGTCGGCGACACCTGGCATGCCGCGCTGTTCGGTGCCGGCGCCACGGGTACACCGTGGGTCGATCCTGATCCGGTCGTGTTCGCGTACACCGCCGACGACCCCGACGCCCTCGTCGACGTGTACGACGACGCCGTCGCCTACGTCGTCGACGCCGCTACCGAACCGTTCGGCATCGACGACACCGAACTTTATGTGATCAATAACGTCCGGGTGACCGACCCCACATCACCGCCGGTGTACGACGCCGACGAACCGGTGTCGATTCAACGCTACGGCCGTCGTGCTCGGGCGGTGTCATGGGTGGTCGCTAACGATTTCGTCGCCGACGACATCGTCGCCCGTCTCGCGTTCGCGACGAAACAAGCAACACCGCTCGACACCGACGTCCACCAAACCGGTTTCTTTCCGACCGTCGCCGGCCTCGGATGGCTCGACCCGGTCACCGTCGCCCACACGACCGGCGCCGGCCGTGACGTGCTCACCGCAACCGGCCACCTCCGACAGATCACCGAAGGTGTAACACCGCTATCGGCCGGTCAGATCGAATGGTTCGCAACGGTCACCGTCGACGTCGAAACGTACGACACAACACCCGGTCTGCTACCGGTCGAAGGTTTGACCGTCACCGACGGCGGCACCGACTGGGCCGAGTTCGGATGGTCGAACCCGTCACAAACACCGGCACCTACCGAAACATGGGTGCGTATGGCAACACAGTCGCTGATATGGCTCGAACTCGACTACCCGACGACCGAGCTCGCATGGCTCGGACTCGAACCGGACACCGGCTACCAGTTCGACGTACGGCTCGTACGCCGTGTCGACGGCCTGATTGTCGCCGCCTCGCCCGTCCGGTCGGTGGCGTTCGTGACACCGCCGACACCCGGCCCGATCGTCACACCCGACGGCGGTGGCGGTATCGACGTCGAACTACCGCCCGTCGACGACCCGGTCGACTGCGAAATCGCGTGGACATTGGAAGGTTTCGACGGTTCCGTGTGGGTCGAAATCGATTCGGGCACCGCCGCCGGCGGCACCGTCTTGGAGTTCGACGCCGTCGACGTCGCCGGCTACTACCTGTACAACGTGTGCACCGTCGAAATCTGCGACAGTGTGCCCGGCACCGAATACTGTGTCACCTCCGTCGTGGCCGCATGTGTGACACCGCCCGGCTACACCAACGGCGACCCACCGTACGACGACCCGGATTTGATCGCGTTCATACCGGAGGCATGCCCGATCGACGTCGTCAAAGAAGCGATATCGGGTGACGCCGGCTACCACGGGCCCGCGTGGGGCGGCCTGGTGTATGCCGGCGCCGACGACATCGCGCTCGAAGCCGGCCCGGTCGGCGGTGTCGTCGCCTACGGCGAAACCGCCGCCCTCGCCTACTACGGCACCGCCACGATCGGCGCCCGTGTGTCGGTACAAGTCGACGACGAAACGGTGCCACTGTTCGCTGTCGCCGGCATGCGACTCGAATGCGTCGGTTCGAACTCTTCCGGATGGTCGCCGCGTGCGACGGTCGTCACACTGCTCGGCGAAACAGTCACCGTCACCGACGCCACCGAACGCGCCCTGTTCTCACAGTTCGAACTGTTCGCCACCTACGACGAAACAACCGGCGAGCTCGAACTGTTTGTCGACGGCGACAGCGTCGGCACCGACACCGCCGACGACCCCGCCGAACGCGCCCACCAGGGCGCCTACTGGCGTTGCGGTGCGCCGGCCGGATCATGGATCACCGATTGTTCGGTGTTCGACTCGGTGCTCGTCGTCGCCCCACCGGTGCCGTCCGGGCCGACCGTCGTCGGTTCGGTCACGAACGCGCAGCTCGACCAGGCCCGCGGCATTCATGTCGTCGGCAACTACGCATACGTGTGCGCGTTCATCGTTGACCGGCTCACCGTCGTCGACATCTCGAACCCGGCGTCACCGTCGGTTGTTGGGTCGGTCGCCGACGCCACGAACCTCGACGGTGCCCGTGGTATCTATGTCGTCGGCAACTACGCATACGTGACCGCGTTCCAGTCTGGCCGTGTGACCGTCGTCGACATATCAAACCCGGCCGCTCCGTCGGTTACCGGGTCGGTCACGTCCGCACAGTTGACCGGCGCGACAGGCATCCATGTCGTCGGCAACTACGCATACGTGACAGCGTTCTCTGTTGACCGGTTGACGATCGTCAACATCTCGAACCCGGCCGCTCCGACGATCACCGGTTCGGTGCTGCACGCCACCAACCTCGACGGCGGCACCGGCGTGTGGACGGTCGGCAACTATGCATATGTCGCAGCAACGAACTCTGACCGCTTGACGGTGGTCGACGTGTCGACCCCGGCATCACCCGCAATCGTCGGGTCGGTGACCAGTACCCAGCTCGATAGCTGCCAGACCCTTCAAGTCGTCGGCAACTATGCCTATGTCGCCGTCGGGAATGACCGGGTTACCGTGGTCGACGTGTCGACCCCGTCGGCCCCGACCGTTGCCGGGTCGGTCCTCGACGCGACCCAACTCAACGCCCCCCGTGGTATCCATGTCGTCGGCAACTACGCCTACGTCGCGTGCGCGACTGCCGACCGGATTACGGCCGTCGACATCTCTAACCCGGCGTCGCCGACGATCGTCGGGTCCGTCGTCGACGCCACGAATCTGGACGGCACCGAAGACGTGTTCGTGGTGGGCGGCTACGCCTACGCGACGGCGCTCAACACCGACCGGGTGTCGGTCGTGGAGCTATGGCCGTGACGCTGTACCCGTACGGCTACGGCCAGACGTATCTCACGGCCGGCGAGCTCGAAGCGAAACTGACCGTCGAGCAATATCACCCCGAGTTTGTTCGCCGGTTCATGGCGTGGCTGATCGACCAGGGCGGCGCGGTCGGTGTCGGAGGCACCCGCCGCGAACTCGGGTTACAACCTGACCGGCCCGGTTTCGCCCCCGAAGGCCGCTCGTTTCATCAGCCGCAACGCTACGCCGACGGATGGTTCGGGCCGTGCGCCATCGACCTGGTCGCCCCCGACGGCCCCGACGACAACCATTCACATGATGGCGTTTCGTGGTCGCTCGTACCGCGTCAGGGGTCGCGTGACGCGTTGCGGTGGGGGGTCCACTGCAACGTCGCTACCGAACCGTGGCACATACAGCCGGTCGAAATCGACGGCTACGACACATGGCTCGCGAACGGCCGGCCGGCGCCGAAATCGAACTATCCGCTACCTACCGATGAGGTTGTCATGGCACAAATGACCGTTATTCGTGTGCGCTGGATCGGCTACGCCGACCAGCTCGTCGGTTTCCACACGTCCGCCGAAACGTTGAAACAGACCGGCCTAGCAGACGACCCGATCGTGCTGCTACCGAGACCGTCGCCGGCGCTCGTCGCGAACATCGAATCACAGCTAGGTCACAAACTCACCCCGCACACGGAGCCGACATGACCGCACCACGCATCGACAACTGGCCCAAGTTCGTGATCATGCTCGTCGCGCTGATCGGCATGCTGATCGCATGGATATCCGACCAGGCCGCATGGGATGAAATCGAACCGCTCGTCGCCGCCCTCGTGTTCTACGCCATCGGTAACGGTGTATCGGCGGTTCGCGGCACACCGCAACAACCGCTGCTCACGGCGTCGGCGCCCGACCCGACACCGCCGGCCTGACGTTGCGCGCGCACAGTGGCGCGCGTCGGGCCGTAATCGTGTGACCTGGTGCGCGTCAGAATCATCCGTTTCTAACGAAGGGGGGAACCGTGGAAACCGTCACGCTGAACACACTTGCGAACATCGTCACCGCCGTCTGCGCGATCATCATCACGATCAAGATCGTGTAGCGGTAGCGCTATGGCGTCGGCCATAGCCCGTAGCCGTGATGGGTCTAGGCGCGCGTAGACCTTTGTGGTGACCGGCGACGCGTGCCCTAGAAAGTCTTGAACGGTGCCTAGGTCGCCCGACACGGCATACGCCCGTGTTCCGCACCAGTGGCGTAGCTGGTGTGCCGTCAGGTCTAGGCCGAGCTCGTGAAAGAACCGGTTTAGGTGGTGCGACACCCGACGGCCCGGCGATATGTCGTCGGCCTCGCGCCACGGCAGTACGTATTCGTCGATCCGGTCGAGCTCGTCGAGCGCGTCACGGGCCGCCGGCGACAGGGGTAGCACCCGCACCCTTCCGCCCTTGCCGTGCACCCGTAGCGAATCGGCGCCGACGTCGACCCATCGAAGGCGCGCGAGCTCTAGGCACCGCAACCCGCACAACGCACCGAGCGCGATGGCGGCCCGGTGCGGCCCGGTCGCTACCGCTAGGGCTAGGGCTAGGTCGGTGTCATGTGCCGGCCGTGGTAGGCCCGGTGTGATGCGTGGCCGCACCACGAGCGCGGTCGGATCGTGGCCGACGAGCTCGGCGCGCATCGCCCATAGGTAGAACTGGTGAAGGTGCGACACGGCCGCATACCGCGACACCGCCGCGCGCATCCGTGACGCATCCGTGAACCGGTCGACGTCACGCCATGACACACCGGGCGCGAATGGATCGCCGACGAACGCGCACCAGCGGTCCACGATCGACACCCGTTTGTCGATCGTCGTAGCGGCCATACCCCGCCGACGCTCACCCGCTCGAAAGTCCACCAAATATCCGACAGTATGCGACATAGGTGCGTTATCATCGCATACATGAGAGAAACGACAAACGTGAAACTTGACAGGGTGCGCGATACTCCTACGGTGTGGCTCGACGTCGACGGCGCCGCCGATCACTTTGGAGTCACCGGCCGAACGATCGACCGGTGGGAGAAGGAAGCAGGACTACCCGTGCACAGACTTGGAATCGGCCCGAAGGCGCGCAAGCGCTACGACGTCATCGAACTCGACGTGTGGGCTAGAAATAGATGCTCTGACGTTCTCGCCGCCTCGTGATACCCGAGCTCGCAACGCACGTCGACCGGCTGATAGCGAACCCTGACGCCACCCCTGTCGAGCTCGACGAGCTCGCACAAACGCTGTTCGACCTCGCCTACCACCTAGAGAACGCCGCGCAGTGGCGCCGGCGGTTCGACCAGTACCGGGTAGGCGCGTCGTGACCGCGCTCTCACCCGGTCAAACGCTCGTCGTGCTCGTCGTGTTCGCCGGCCTCGGAATCGTCATCATGTGGGGCGTATGGGCGGCCGAGGTAGACCGTTCACGCCGTACCCGTGACGCCGACGACCGACGCCGCCTACGGGCCGAGCTCGAACGCCAAGAACGCAACGGGCCGCCCAGGTGGCACCGATGACGTCGATATGTGAACTGTGCGGCTCGAAGCTCGTCGGAGCAGTCGCCGCCGTCATGCACTACGACCATACGAACGCCTGGCCGTCGCCGTGTGAGCGTTACCGCGACCGAACCGTCGCCGACCTCGCCGGCGAACGCCGTCACCGCCGCTCGCAGTGGCGTAGCTACACCGACCCGCAAAGGTGGGGCGCATGAGCTGGCAGGCGCTCGAAGCGATCGACGACGTGCTCGCCGACGACCGATACGGGTTTACCGCGATGCACGCATCGATACTGCAGGCGCTCGCCTGGCGCGCCAACCACGAAACCGGTGTCACCTACTCAGGGCCGTGGTTGAAGGCCCGTTCACGATGCTCTAGGGCAACGGTGTCACGTGTTCTCGCCGACCTGACGTTCGCCGGTGTGATCGCCGTCGAGCATCGGCCTGGTCGGGCCGCCCGTATCGAACTGTTATCCACAACCCGCGTCACACAGACGCGGGTAGAGACTTTGGACCCGCGTCACACAGACGCGACCCCGCGTCACACAGACGCGACCCCGCGTCACACAGACGCGCGTACATGGATACCTGACACGGCTAATACAAACGCCGTCGCCCCTATTGCGAAGCTCTCACGCTCTGAACGTGAACGGTTGCTAGAAGAAGGAAAGAAGGCGTCGCATGGGTGAACTGTTCATAGGTTCGGTGATCGTCGTGTGGGGCGCGCTATGGGGTATCTCAGGTGCGTACGTGTTCGGCCCGGCGTTGTACCGACGTCGCCTACGGCGCGAGCTGGAAAGACTCGACACGGGCATAAACGAACACGACGAGCTCGTCGACCCTGAAGCGCTACGGCAATGGATCGAGACCATTGAAGCCCGCGGAAGAAGGCCCTGATGCCAGGGCCAGCACCAGGGCCACCCGATCACGGCACACGCAAGCGATATCAGAATCGACGTTGGCCGTGTCGCTGCTCCGAATGCTGCTCGGCGAATACGCTGTTCGTGCAGTCGTGGCGTGTCCGTGTCGCACGTAGTGGCACCGACCGACCGCTACCGCTCGAGCTCGCATGACCGCCGCACTAGACCGCCAATGGAGAAAGCTACGCCTCGCCGTGCTCGCACGCGACGGCGCCGTGTGTCACTGGTGCGGGGCGCCGGCGACCGAAGCCGACCACCTGGTCGAGCGTGCGCTCGGTGGTCTGAACGTCATGTCGAACCTGGTCGCCGCCTGCTCGTCGTGCAACGCTCGGCGCGGTGGCGAGCTCGGCGCGCGCCGTCGTGCTGCTCGTGCGCGTGATCGCGATCGACACCCGTTCTTTATGGGGGAAGCCCGTTGAT